AGATGGCTTTCTGGAACGCACCAGTGAACAATCCGCAACACGCAAAAGACGCTGTTCGCACAGCGTTTCAAATGTTAAAATCATTAGAGGAATTCAATGCAGAAATTAAGGCAGAAGGTGTACCAGCTTTTGGTATGGGTCTCGGTATCAATACTGACACTGTGGTTGTTGGCAATATGGGCAGCGATCAGCGTTTTGATTATACCTGTCTTGGCGACGGCGTTAATCTTGCTAGTCGCCTCGAAGGTCAATCCAAGCCCTACGGAGTCAAAATCATCATCGGACCAAAAACGGCTGAGTATGTGCGAGAAGCATACCAAGTCGTTGAGCTCGATTTACTCGCAGTAAAAGGTAAAACAGAACCAGCACAAATTTTCACAGTGCTGGAAGATTTTGACGCTGCCGATGAAAGAGTACACAAAGAATTTTTAAAACTATATCGCAATGGCGATTGGGACACAGCATACAAACTAGCCACAGACATGAGACACAGTTGGAAGGGTGAATTAACTCAGTACTACGAAGCAATGAGAGCTCGTATACATGAATTCAAAGCAAGTCCTCCCAAAAACTGGGATGGCATCTACAGAGCCACATCAAAATGATCACACTAGAAAGTAATAGACAAGGTACTAGATTTGCAGTAGTTGCTGATGATAGACTATTAGTAACTACTACCAAGTATGAATACGCTAAAGAAGTTTATGACCGTGCAAAGAATAACGAATTAGACTTTGCAGAAAAAAACTTTATACCGTTTACGACTCAGGATCCCAAGATCTTACAGTTATAAATGTATTTTTATAATGTCTAAAATCTTTTATTAACTGTCTAGCATGAAATAATTCTAGTGGTATACTGTCTGTATACTGTGTTAAAGGTAGATAATAGCGACTAACAATTTTTTCTAGTCGCTTGATATCTATACTCAACGCATCTATAATTTTATTATTATACTCGTGATCAGTTAGTAAGCCGATGAGCCAAACTTGGTACTCGTTTTCTAGATTATAACTTCTTAATATTTCTCTGGTTTCGTAGAATAATGCACGTACTGGATTAATGTTGGTTCTGTATTTTACAAGTACTGATGGAAATTTAAATTCGCTGGACTCTGTTTCTAGCAGTCTCATTGTGCTAGTATAATCTTTTCTTAATGCACGTTTTAAACTGTCTAGGTTTTCGTGTATCTTTTTTTCGTAGTCTGCGATAAGAGCGTCAGCTATTTTTTTATATCTATCCGATAGCTGATCGTAATAGCCATTTTTTATTTCGTCAATGGAATATGCGCCCTCGAGCAAATCAAAAGGAACAGTTTTAAATTTCTTATACTTGTCTAGCTCGTGCTGGATTCGTAAAAGTACAAAGTCTACGACATCACTCATTACACTATTTATTCTTTGTGTATCTTAAGAATAGTGTGTAGCTTTTCTGTGCCACCGTTTTTGTTTAGTGTAAGTCTTGCACCGTTGTGTAGTGGCTGCGGCCATACACCTATGTTGACCCATGCATAACCAGCACTCTCAACATTTAGTACTGGGCTAAACTCTTTTTCAACTACATATACAAAGCTGTAGTAATAAAATTTCTGATCTTTGCTTTGGTAAACATCAATTGGATTGAGTTTTGCTAGTTCTGGAACAAAACCAATTTCTTCTGTTAGTTCGCGTTGAATACATTCGTAGACAGTTTCGCCCTTTTCAATCATACCACCCCAGAAGCCCCAAGTATTCTTAAAGCGTTTATCTGAGTTGCGTAATTGAAGTAAGCAGCGGCCTGTGTCTTTAGCTAGGAAAACTACACCAGCAGCAACAGTCATTACAGTACAAGTCTCCAGTATCCAGGATTGTATTCACCTTCGTAACTACTTATCCATGAACTACCGGTCCACTTGTATTGTTTTGATGTATAATCGTTGGTTAGATACTGCACACTGGTTACAGTTGAAGAATCAAATGCTACTTGCCAGATGCTGCCGTTGTATTGTATGATATCTTGATCTTTAGCATCTACACCCCAAGCAGGATAACCGCTTGCGCTGATATCTTCGGTAATTAAGTAACGCTGGCCCAATGTAGCAGGCGCTAATCCATTACCGGGACTGCTCACAGTAGGATCAATAATTTTATCAGTTGATGCTAATGTATCTGTGGGTAAAGTATCCTGATCGAGATTAAATATTAACACAGAAGGATCTGTGGGACTTGCTGTAACTGATCCAACGATCAGTACTTCGTCTTCGGGCGCAACACTGTTTGCAATATTCAATTTTAATAGGCTAGTAGCAGTAAGCTCACCTTGCATTTCAATTATATCTGACCACTTAGTGGTCTGACCATCAACTCTAACTAAAATAGCACTTGCACCTGTAACTTGAACACGATAGTCATTCGGAGTAATAACTAATTCGGCATCCACAGGCATTGCTCCAAAAAAGTCGTAATATTCTTGACTGTATCCTAGATCATTGATGTTTGAAACTCTGTGAACATCGGCAACAATCTGTTGAATGATTGTTTGACGTTTAACTTTAGCAGGCGGACTAATCCAGATTGGTACCATAAAGTTAAGTGTAGAGATATCAAGATTTTCATCTACACCTGCAGGTATACTTCTGCTACTCCAGTTAATATCTGTTAGTTCTACTTCAAATACACTAGTCCAATCCAATGGATTGTCGTTGCTCTGCAACTGTATACTTGGATTGAAAATAACAAATAGCTGTTCTAAAATTTGTAATTTTGTATCTGTGTTGGTAGCCCAAATGTCAACTTGAATAGTAAGATTATATGGAACAGGCATGTAACGCTGAGTAGTATACAAGTTACCTTGTTCACTGGTGTAGGTATTGTTATTTCTGTCAAACTCGCGTTCAGCTACTTGACGAGTATCAACTAAAAATGGTTCTGCTGTTCTATCTCGAGCCGGCTGAATACTTTGAATACTAACAGTAATCATTGGCGCATTGTTTAGAGCGTTTTCGCTGTTGTTGCGTAGAATACTAGCAACCATGCGACTCATGTCACCGTATCTGCAAGGTACACGATTGTATACTACACCATTTTTAGTATATTCGCGAACCTTAAAATTCGAAAACACGCGAACAAGCTGAATCAGATAACGCTTTATCTGTTCGTCATACCAGTAATCTAAGTTTTTACCTGCCATGAGCCTGTCCTATTAATTATCCGTTTTAGGTTTAACAACCTTGCTGAGATTAGTTTTTTCTTCAGTTACTTCGCCGTCACTGTTAATGGTAAACGTGTCGTTGTTAATAAATGTACTGAGAACTCTATTTGCCGCTGCCCATGTATTGCGAGTATCATCGCTTTCACGAACCCAACGAGAGCCGCTTTTCTTAAACAATCTATTTGGTGAAAAGTCTGTGCGTAGGAAATAATCACCTTCGTTCACCCCAGTGGTTGGGAAACTACTACCGCTACCAACAATACTTAATCCATTAACTGGTGTTCCATCGGCTCCGCCAAAATCAAAACCAACTGTTGGTTTATCGGGTACATCTGGATCAAAATATAAGTGTGCTTTATTTCTATACTGCGGGTCAAACGGTACATCTTTTTCTGCTTGCGCAAGAATAGCATCATTGATATTAATTTCAGTTTGATACTTGCTGATGAGATTGCGTAAGTCGCCTTCTTCTTCACCTGTGCCAAGTATGTCTCTATACTCTTGACTATCACTGATTGGTCCGCATTTGATACGCCATAAGTGTGGCCACCAACGAGGGTCAAATCCTTCAGCTGGTCTGGCACCGTCTTGCACTACATAAAATCTGTTAACAGCATCTTCGCTGCCTAGCAATAGATCATCACGTAAGTGTGGTAACTCAATAACATCGCCCGGCATTAGTTTACGTCCTAATGCTTCTACCATACTTTCGATATGGAATGTTAGAAAAATAGTATCGTTGCTAAGGAATGCGCCAAATTGTGTAAGATCGTACTGATCGTTGTCGAGGATATTATACTGCCCGCGCAATTCGTAAATATTTGTATCGTACTTGCGGTCTCTATTCTCTAAAAATAGAAGGTCCTGGATGAATACTTCTGAATCTAATCCGGCGCTACTGGGCCTTGTAGCGTCACCGCTATCTGGTGTTTCGTGTACACCCAAGTATTTGTGTATATGCACACCGGTTCCGCCAGCATATAAATGCTCGCCGACAATACGATCTATAAAGTTATAGTCGTTTGTTTTAATTGGATTCCACAGACTTATTCTTGGCATAACACTATTTATCTAAAATCTTGCCGCAATGATGTACGCAAGTTGAACAGTGTTTTCTGTTATCCCCTAGTTTTAAATTACCTTCAAATGCATCAGTTAAAGTTTTAATATAGAAGCTATGCTGTAGGACCTGGGTTATTGATTTGTCTTTTGTAACTTTGAGGTCATCTTTAATAGGGTCGATAATCCTGCTTAATTGAGGCTCTCGCATCATGTACTTTGACGCTATGTAGCAACATGGATATACAGCACCGTCTGAGTCAATGTATACTTCGTATTTGTCATGATTGGGACCATACCCTGATACTTGGCAGTTGAATTCTACGTCCATAGATGCCCAGTCAATCCCGTCAAACTGTTTGAATTCGTGATTCTCTACACGAACTGTTTTGTCATGATTATCAAACAGTTCTGCATCGTAATGTGGCTTGATGCTGTATTCAAGATCGCCTTCGCGATTATAAACTGGGATGGTTCGTGTTTTTCCGTCCTGTAGATCAAAAAAGCCATATGGCTCTTTGACATCAAAATACACATTATATTTTTTACAGATGGCTGCAATTACAGGAATGTCATCTTTGTTATGCGCAAACTTTAAGAACTCCCAACGTGCAGGACCGCCACCTTCAAAGTATGCTATCATGTTAGCCCATACTTTACTCCACTTAACATTTTTTCTATAGATATGATTAGTGTGTTCTAGACCGTCAACACTCCACACAACAAAGCTGTGTGTACCTTTAAGCAGGTTACTAATCTTTGCCCAGTAGTCGGGCGTTTTAGCACCACCGTTGGTTCTTATTTCGATCTGTGTATTGGGATTGCACTTGAGTAAAAACTCTAAAATTAAAAGCAGATCCTTTGCGGCACTGGGGTCGCCTTTAGTTCCACAAAAATTCCAGCGTCGAATACCTTTACAAAAATCTTCGCCTAGCATTAAAAAGTAATCTAAGCCTAGCTCTTGATTTTTAATGTAGGGCATAACTGGGCCACCGTTTAATGAACGTGGGCATACTGGGCATTCTGCGTTGCAGCGATCTGTTAGCTCAACGTGAACTTCATTGATAGGATTTGAATACATATCAATACTTATCTAAAACAAAAGATGGCGATAAAAATTCTAGATAAATATCGCAGCGAGGAACACTATGACACAGACAATTAACATCTTTTATTTGCACAACGGTGCACAATTTGATGCTGAAACTGTTAAAGATTTTAGAAATAGAATGTGGTTTCACAGAGAATTGTGGACCTTTGAAAGAACATCAGGTATCTATAACCCACGGTGGTATGATACAAACCGTTTTGCTTTTAACGTAGTTAATAACGGTAATACATCAGAGTTAGTTGCAGATGCACCTACACTTATTCCGTGTGACTTTCAAAGCTCGGGCCTAGCGTGGAATGATGGTGTAGGTAATACCACAGTTACAGAATTTGGAACACACTATCAAGCAGTTATTGAAAAGATAGCATCTAATCCTAAAATTCCTAATAAAATCTTTTTAGTATACTCATGTGCAGAGCCACATTACCACAACGATTCAGCATTTATTAAATCGCTAGCTTTAAGATTTCCAGATTCAAAATTTATTACTAGTGCATCGGGCACAGTCGACCCAGTGTTTGCTTGGGAACGAGAGATAACTAAAAATCTTCCTAACTTTAAATGGGTCTCTAGGCAGTGGTATTTTGAGCAGGTACATGAACGAACCTTTGTGGACCCTAGAATGAAACGAGCACACGTTGACTTAGAAGCAACTGAGCCTCCACCACATTTGTCAGACTTTAAAACTCGCAAGCCTAGATTTGTAATGACTATGAAAAATCAAAGGCTTCATAGATTGATGGCTAGTTATTTTGTTGAGAACGATCGCGACATTTTAGACACTTGTACATACACACGTAATTTCAGCGCAGAGCCTAGAATATTTCGCGCATTGCAACAGCAAGCAAAAGTTGATGAATACATGACCGCAGCCAGGTTTTATCTCAAAGGTGTTCATGAGATAATTCTTGAAGAAGATATACCTGCGCATGAAAAAGTTGGCATGATTAATCAACTGTTTAAGTCACCACATAAAATTGATTTAAAAAACTGTCAAGATGATACAGCGCCTCCTGCATGGATGTATAACGGCGCAGGTATCGCTCTGGTTGCATCCGGAGAAGAAAACGGATGGGGATTCATTGATGAGAAGCCCATTATTGCTATGTTGTTTAAGAAACCGTTTTTATACTTTGGCGGCCGCGGGCTGTACGAAGAACTCGAGCAAATGAAATTTAAAACATTCCGTGACTATTTTGATTTAAGTTTTTCAACTGGTAAAACCTGTTACGAAAGAGTGTCGGGCTTTTATAAAGTTGTTAAGCAAGAAGCACTCAAGGGGGAATGGGAATTCTGGAGCGGACTTGATTCAATCAAAGAAGATGTTGAATACAATTATGAATGGTTTAAGTCAGGTGACTTTAAGTATGATAATAACAACAGATTTTTTGAGGAAATTCTAAATGTCTAATGCAGTACGTGGTGCTAGGCCCATTGTTAATAGTGCAGTTCGCGAGCATTATGCGCAATTTAAGTTTGCCCCTGTGTCACTACAAGAGTATGAATTTGTATGGCGGAATTGGCTTACATTTACTCAACACAAGTTTATTCACGGCCTAGAAAATTTTAAACACGCAGACTATACACAAGGTACTAGTCAAACGTTTGATCAATTTATTATGCGTCACTGTCATGAGCGTGAAATTGTTACTCTCAAAGGTGAATTTCAATACCACGGGTGTATAAGCAAAGCACTAAAATATCGTAATGTAGATCACGACAATTATTATTTCTTTGCTGAACGCGGATTACAAGCACTATTAATTAGCGCACCATTTAGTGATTTTGGATGCATACATCCAAAGTTTGATGAGATAATGCAAGTATGCGATCAACTAGATATTCCTGTTTGTTTGGATTTAGCATATTGGGGAATCAGCAAGGCTGTACACTTAGACTTAGACAAATATCCTGCTATCAAAGAAGTAACATGCAGTTTAAGCAAACCTTTTTACACACTTGAAAATCATAGAGTTGGTATTAGATTTACCCGCGAATATGCCGATGATGGTATCAGCATGCTCAATGAAGTCAAAATGCAGAACAACTATAGCATGAGTTTAGGTGTACATTATATGAAACAATTTAGTCCTGATTGGAACTGGGACACTTTTGGAGAACAATATACAAAAATCTGCGATGAGCAACAGTTAGCTCATACAGATACTGTAATTTTTGGTTTAGGGGATGAGACCAGACATGCACATTTCAATCGAGGTGTGCCTGGAAATTATAGAGTTTGTATATCCGAATACTTAAATAACTGATTAACACGGAGCAATTATGATTGTAAATTCACACAATGACTGGGATCCACTAGAGGAAATTATCGTAGGGCATGCCCACCACAGTCGCATCGCTACAGATATTAGCGCACGTAGCTTTAGCTATGCAAACCACCCAGAGGAAAAAGTTAAACCACTAGAAGGTACTTATCCACAATGGGTAATCGATGAAGCCAACGAAGATGCAGATGGGCTAGCAGATACACTTACTAAGATGGGTGTAAAAGTACATCGACCCAAGATCATTGATTGGGACAATGTTAATTACGACATTGGCCAAGGCTGGAACACCAAAGGTTGGTACAGCTGGTGTCCGCGAGATTTAATTCTCCCACTAGCAGACATGCTTATTGAAACACCAACGCCTGTGCGTGCAAGGTATTTTGAAACTAGACTGTACGAAGATATCTTATACGAAGCATTTGAAGATGGTGCACTATGGCTACAAGCACCCAAGCCTAAATTGCACGACGATATGTTCCAGTTTGAGAACCTCAAAAAAGCTACACTAATGGATCATGAGATTTGCTTTGATGCACCTAACATTGTTCGTGTTGGCCGAGACTTGCTGTATCAAGTTAGTAACAGTGGTAACATGAAAGGTTACAAGTGGCTCAAGCGTTTCCTAGAGCCAATGGGATATAAGCTACACTACAGTGAACTTTATAGTTATGCGCACTTTGACAGCACAATTATTCCTCTACGTCCTGGTCTAGTACTACTAAACAGTAGTCGAGTTTCGCCAGACAACTGCCCAGAAATCTTTAAGAAGTGGGATAAGATTTGGTTTGACGATTGTGTAGTACAAGGTAGTAAACTTGCAGAGCAAGGATACATTGCACCGTGCAGTCCCTACATTGGTATGAATATTCTCAGTGTAAACGAAAACACAATCATCTGCGACAGCGCACAAGAACCACTGATGCGTGAACTTAGCAAGTACGGCATTGATAGTGTACCAGTACGTTTCCGTCATAGCATGACATTAAGCGGCGGCATCCACTGTGCTACATTGGATCTACGTCGTAAAGGTACGTTAGAGAGTTACTGTGATTAAGTACGGCCACGTTGACATTGATATCAATCAGCTTCAGCTTGACAGTTTGAAGTTTGAGGACTACTTTCAATGTTATCAACAAGTGCCTGACGTTGCCAAATACTACACCAAACACAATAGTAGTATTTGGCAAATGTTCAACGACGACTGCCCTAGTTGGATATGGGACTTAGCAAATAAGATACCACAAGATTTTGACCGTTTTGTTGTTAGTGTTATCAGACTAGATCCAGGTCAGACTATACCTTACCACGTTGACAAACATTTTAAACTTCGCGAACAATATGGCGAAGGTGAAAGCAACCGCTATCTAATCTTTTTACAAGACTGGATGCGTGGACACTACTATGATATTCACGATCAGCCTTATCTAAAATGGCGTGCCGGTGACTGGGTAAAGTTTGGATCTGATGATTGGCATACCGCAGGCAACATGGGTACACAACCTTTTTATTCTGCACAGGTAACTGTACTAAAATATGTTTAAAGGTAATGTTAACATTGATTTTGTTAACAATGAAATGTTAGCAAAAATTAAGTTCATAGAACATAATCATGTTCTGTGGTGTGCAGGTATGTGGGAACAAATGGGTGTACCAGTGCCTGATTTCCCTTATGATGCGCCATGGGTTTATCAAAGTTTTGAAAATGACTGTCCATTATGGGCGCATGACATTAAACGCATGTTTGCTGATGTTTTATTATATCCTACTGTAACAATTAATTTATTGAAGCCGGGCAGATATATACCACCACACAAAGACATGTTTTATAGACTGCTAAAAGATGCACCAACAAACATCGGCGACAAAGAGCCTGTTAGGATAAACATCTTTTTACAAGACTGTCAACTAGGTCATATATTTGAAATGGGCGGCGAGACTTGGCTAGACTATAAAAAAGGCGACTATACTGTGATACACAGAGGTATAGTGCATACAGTTGTTAATGTTGGCTATCAACCTAGATATACAATGCAGATTTCTGGATTTGCAGACAAAGGACATTTTACATGAAAATTTTTATTACCGGACACGATGGGTTTATTGGACAACATTTAGTCGCTCGACTAAAAGATCAGCACGAGTTATGCTTCCTGGAACATGATCTACGTCAACACGACAAAGTAGGATTTCAACTTAGACAATTTAGCCCAGACATTATTGTGCACCTTGCTGCTCGTACCGAAGTAGAGCAAAGTTTTTATGAACAAATTACATTCAGCGATATCAACTACACTGGTACAGTTAATTTAATAGAAGTAGCCAAAGATTTACCTAACTTAAAGAATTTTGTTTTTGCTAGTACTATGGAAGTATATGGCTGGCAACCTATCAGTGATTTGATCAGAGACGGTAAAGAAAAAGGCATTATTGCCTTTGACGAAAGCACTCCTCCTAACCCTAATGCCCCTTATGCTGTAGCTAAGTATGCTTGCGAAAAGTATTTAGAATATGCACATCGCAGTTATGGTTTGCCATTCACTGCTATTCGTCAAACAAACGCATACGGACGCAAAGACAATAACTTCTTTGTCACAGAACAAATCATTTATCAGATGCTAACCAACACTAAGGAAATTAACTTAGGCTATGGCGAGCCATATCGTAACTTTATATACATTGACGATTTACTAGACGCATGGGAAACTGTTATTAATAATCCAGACAAATGTGCAGGTGAAATTTTCTGTATTGGTCCTAGTAATGCAATTAAGATCAAAGACTATGTAAAAATTATCGCTGGTAAGATTGGCTGGGATGGGCATGTAAACTGGAATACAAAACCAAAGCGCCCGGGGGAAATTTATTTGCTCAACAGCAACAACAATAAAATTACAGCGCGACTAGGGTGGCATCCAAAAGTTAATATTAACGATGGCCTAGATAAAACAATTGCTATCTGGAAAAACATTGTAGACAACAACGTAGAATTCAATGTTAAAAAGAAATTCAGTGTTGGGAAATAAATGCATACAATTGGTTTCTTGCAGCCAAACTTTCAAAGTGGACCAAAGCATCTAAATGCTTTTTATCTGCCTTACACAGTTGGCATATTATGGTCCTACGCAAAACAAAATCCTTTAGTAGAAAATAATTATTCTGTTAAACGATGGGTATTCCGTCGCGACCCTGTAGATAGTGTAATCAATGACTTAAAAGACTGCTCGTTGGTTTTCTTTAGTTTATATGTATGGAACAGACGTTACTGCTTTGAAGTAGCAAGAAGGCTTAAAGAAATTAATCCACGCATAATTACTGTGTTTGGTGGACCTGAACTACCACACCGCGATCCAGATATTTTTAAAAAGTATCCTTTCATTGACACTATTGTTGTTGGTGAAGGCGAACAAGTTGTGCAGGAAATTTTGCTAAAGCATCATAACCAACAGCCCATTGAAAAAGTATTGCACTCTGTTCGCATACGGGACTTAGACATACCTAGTCCATATCTAACCGGACTGTTTGATGATCTGATGGCACAGCATCCTGAAATAGAATGGATGCCCACACTCGAAAGTGATCGTGGGTGTCCGTATAAATGCACATTCTGCGACTGGGGTGGATTAACTGCTAGTAAGGTTGTAAAGTTTGGACTAGAGCGTGTGTTTGCAGAACTCGAATGGTTCTCAGATAAAAAGTTGCCGTTCCTAACAATGACCAATGCTAACTTTGGTATTTTTAAAGAACGTGACATGCTTATAGCAGAGAAGATAGTAGAACTATCTAACAGCACAGGTTATCCCAAAGGTATCAGTGTAAGCTATGCAAAGAACAGCAACGCTGATATTTTTGAAATAGTTAAAAAGTTTCAAAGCGCAAATATTCAAACAGGATTTATTCTAAGTTTACAAACTACCACAACTGATGTATTGGAAAATGTTAAAAGAACTAACATGAATATCAACGACATTAGTTCTATTGCTGACTATGGCCGTAAACTACAAATGCCTATATTCACAGAAGTGATTATGGGATTACCCGGCGAGACTTTAGAAACTTGGAAACAAAATTTAGAGAATATACTCAACGCTAATCTACATAATGGTATTGATACATTCTTTCTCAATATGATTGAAAATGCTCCAATGATGGGCGATATTGAAAAGTATGATATTAAAACATTTTCCGCCAACGATATGTTTTATGAA